CGATATAAAATTTCTTACTTCTGTACCTGACTTAATAAAGCCAAGGGCTAAAATATCATCCAAAGACCCTACGGAATTTCCAAACACATACGGGAAGCTATTTGTGCCATCTTCGTTAATAACCGAGAACAGCGAAAGAGGAGTTGAAAGCTGAAGAGTTAATGTCATAAAATCATCCACACCATCAAGAGCTAAAGCAGCCCTGCCATTTTCAGTTACCAAGCTGCCACTGCTAACGATTTTAGGTTGATTTGATCCCGTGCTTTGGGTGGCATCGTTGCTCAATGATTGGTCGTACCAAGTAGATACAAGTCCATCTGCTGTGGTATCAATTGCTGAAAAACTACTTATTGTACAAGTAACGATTCCATCAGGGTTTATACCTAAAAAATTATTAGATGAACCTGCTACAATATTTAATGTATGTGTTCCTGCTGTTGATATGACTGCGCTTTGTGCGCCTCCTGCATAAATTTTAATTCCTCCAATTGTAACACTATCAAGCACAATTGTAATTGCATATGTTCTACCACTTACACTCTTACTTTGACGAACTGTCAAGCCATTTTCATTATTCAAATCAAATGCCTCTGTTACTGCATTATATGTTGTATTGCTTCCAATTGTCCAACCTGTTGCACTTGTAATGTCGGGATTTGTAAATACCTCCCCACTATTTACAAAACTCAACAAAGAAGCTGTATCCAACTCACCTTGTGCAGTAAACCCAATGTCTTGCTCTGTATTATCACTACTCCTTCTAACCCTCACCGCGCTGCCGCTATAAGCCGCCCTGAGCTTACGCAAAGAATACGCAGCCGCAGCGTTAGGGAAGAGGTCTAAAAGGCCAATGAAGGCATTGCCCGCACTATACGCTTGAACAGTAGTATTCGTTGCTCTATATCTAGCTCTTATCATTACTTCTTACCTCTGTTTCTAGCTCTATTGACACTAGAAGATTCAACAGTAACACCGCCGCCTTTCTTATGGCTTATATCCTTACCCTTCCCCTTAGCAGTACCCATCAATCCTCTCTTCCTCCTTTCCCTTGAAAGTTCAGCCCTATAAGCCCTGCGCTCATCTGTATCGTGATACTTCTTATTATAAGCATCTTTCTTAGCCTTGGCTTTTGGATTATTCTTATAATAAGCTGTACTTCTTTTCACATTGTAAGTATTAACGAGTTTAGGTCTATTGTCAGGTTTATTATACTCCACCACCCTCGAACTTAAACATCTCTTCCTCAGTAAAGTCTTTTGGCGGTAGATTCTTCTCCTTCCTGTACGCTATCTCCCCTTGTTGAGTAGCTTCCTTCTCACTTCTCTGGTCTTTCCTATCTTCCTTCTCAGCCTCCACAGCAGCCTTAGCCATAGCTGATACCTGAGCCTGATTGTAAGAACCTGTATTCTTTATCTGCTGAAGCTGTGCGTCATACTGAAACTGTAAGTTCATCTCAGGCATTTTCACCTGATTAAGAAGCTGAATCTCTTTCTGCAACTCATACTGAGCTATTGCTTGTGCTGCCATTGCCTTAGCCTGTTCAGCAGCTTGAGCCGCTTGAGCATTTGCCATAGACTGCTCACGAATACGAGCCTTATCCTCTTCCAACTTACGAGCCTCACGCTTCTCTCTGGTCATTTTAAGATATGCAGCAGCGTAATTGGTGTTGGTAATACGAAGGATAAAGTACCTCTCATCAGGTGTTATCATTCCTGCATTAACCATTGCAGTAACATCCCTCTCAAAAGATAATCTCTCCACATCATTCCTACCAACAGAAATGTCTATTCCGAACTTATGAATAGATAGGTCGCCCATAGCATCAACAACAGCCATGTTAGCTTGACCAACAGCCTCCATATACTCTTTGTATAATGCACTTCCTTTAGGTAGGTCTTGAATACGCATGATGCTCTTCTCAGCAACCCTGCGAGTGATACTCCTAATGCTATTATCTATGTAGCTTATAGAGTTCTTCGCTGACTGAATAGATATTTCAGTCACACCTACAAGCTGATCTCTCTTTGTTTGACCATCCATCTCAGGCACTACACCTGAAATTTCACGAATCATCCTCAAGTTAAACTCAATCTGATTTATGAAAGGACTAACGTCTAACTGATTACGCATAGGCATGACAGGCACACTATTCCTCGATTGGTCTTCGTTCATTGAACGATAAAACAATCTACCCGTAGCCTGACGTATATCCTCAATGGTCATGGGGTCTAACGCACCATTACCCAAGTCAACAGCATCTAAAGCACTAAGGTCGATAGCATACCCATCTGGTGCTGAGTTTTGCATGACAACCTGCATCTTTAACCACGATAGCTGTATGGCATCGAGGTAAGGCATTATCTTACCTATGATAGATGATGTGTCATTTTTATATAACTCAGGAGCATAAGCAGTATAGCTAAACTCACACTTTCTTAAAGCATCGTCAGGACGAACCTGATTGTCTAACCTTCCCCAACCATATATCTTATCAGTCTTTAGTACATAGTACCCCGCATAAATATCTTCGTATTTATCTTCGTACTGCTTTCTATTGTACTTTGACTTCTTTGGTGGCTTATACCCTGAAGGCTTTTTCTTAAATGTCGTTGTTCCGTACTTAGTATCCTTCTCCTCATACTTATCCATATCCGACACCTTATACTCAAAGCGTAAGACAGGTATCAAGTAATCATCATAAGGATAATAACCCACATTGTTATTGTAGGTGTAATCAAATGTAGTTGGGTTGCCAAGCTCCCCAACGTACATCTTAGCTATTTTCTCTAAGTCTTTCTCGTTATTCGCCCACTCAGCACCCCTAGATGCAGCTTGCCTACGCAACTTAGCAATAGTCATATACTCAATATGACCCATGTAAAAGCAATCCTTAAAGTCTTGCCTTCGCGTAGCAGAATGAACCCAATACTCAGGGTCAATGTACTCTAGCTTAATGCCATCAATAGGGTCAGTTATGTCAAGAGATACACCCTTGCCAATAACAACAATATCCTCAATTATCTTCCTCTTAATCTCTTCGTCATAATCGTTTATCTTAAACGCATAACGTATAGCAATCTCAGCAGCAATCTCCACAGACTGCTTGAAATTAAGATTCATGTGAAGGTCTACCTCCTCAACAGTTTCAGGCAACTCCTGACCCTGAAGCATATCAATTCCAAACTGCTCTTTAAGCTCATCGAGGTAAGGCTTATTGATAATCTTACCAATAAGGTCATTCTTGTAAGCCTCCTTTTGAGATAACGCCAAAGGGTCAATAGCCTTTACCTCTATCTCAAACTTATTATCGTATATTGCGCTAACAATAGAACTAACAAACTTAGGAGCAATGGCAACAGGAGAGAAGTCTAAGTTGTAATAAGAGTTATCACCACTAGGATTTATCCTTGCCTTATACCTATCAATGTTTTGCTTTCCGTAAGCGTATGAACGCCTCTCTTGAATGTCCTTTTGCTGCTTTGAGAAGTTATATGATTGATTGTCAAACCAACTTCCTTCAATAGCACGACCAACCTGAAGTCCGTAGCTATCTTTCTTTTTCTCCTCTTTAGGTAAAAGTGGAGAGGGAAAAGAACCTATTTTTTTCGCATCATTCATATAAGCCCGTTTCGAGCAAAGTAGTGATGCAAAGTTAAGAAAATACTAAGAAGGCTTAACGAACCGACTGCTAGTGCCACTATTGTCAAAACGCCTAACCAAATTGGTTATCTGTGTCTTTACAGGTTTCAACTCTTTATACGTCTGAAGACCTAGCAAAGCAATACCTAAACTCATTGAGTCATCATGTATCGTTGCGTTATTTATATCGAAGTTCGCAAGGTCATACAACGTCTCATTGAAGTAAAAGCTACCCATCTTACCACTACTCAACATACCTATACTTTCATTTACATAGGTCTGCAAGGCTAAAAGCAATGCCTCCCTGACATTAGCACCCGAAGTATTTATTCCCGACTTACCTATATTCCTAGAACCTTTTGGCGTTAAGTGTGGTGGGCTTTTTATAAGATAGTTCTTGTACCCCAAGTCTTCCCAATGGCGTATCATGGTGTCTACCTCCCTCTCTATTAAGCAGGGAACACCAAAATATATATGAGCCATAAGCAGTTGCTCAGAGCATAAATACAATGTCTCAGGTCTACCATTATACCTAGCGATACATACGTTTGAAGGGTACTTCATATTGTACCTAGTCACGATATGACATGAGCCAGACGAACCCCTGCCATCAGATGTTTGGTCTGCCTTATAAGGGTCAACACCACCGCCCCCTAACCAACCATTAGCAGGAGCATCTAAACCATTTACAGTAATCTTTTTGTTCTGGTCTTCCTCATCTAAGAACAAAGCTATCCTCCATTGCCCCCTAGAATTATCCACAAATGTTACGTTGCTTCTATACCTCTCACCTGTCCATTCAAAAAGACCTTGCCTAAACGGAGTAGCACCCAATAGCGATTGCTCCTCATTATATTGTATCTGAGTATATATTTTCTCTGTATTCAAAGAATTACTACCCATCGTCCTGAACATATCCGTTTCAGTTGAAGGGAATAATCTCCTATACTCATTTATCGCATGGGTATCATTACCACGCTTTTTAATCTCTCTAGCTATAATTGTCTTAGAACCCTCTAGTATCCTGTTCCCATCATGGTCGTAAACCTCCTCATCTTTCTTAGGGTCATTGACAACTGACAACCCATACTCATCTATAACGAGAGAGTTACGGGCAGAGCAAAAGTATTTTATAAGACCACTCTTTGTCTCTCCTCCAACACTCTTAGATATGTCAGATTGAGAGTATAGCTTCTTGTAATCCTCAGCACCTTCCTTCTCATGGTCTTTAACCTCTTCAGCAGTAGTGCCTAAAAAAGCGAAACCCCTAACCCTTATCCTATCGTATAGTGTCGGCTTATGCTTGTCCCAAAACTTCTTTAACGTAACAGGACGAGTGAACTTAGCAATCTCATCAGCCAATAGAATAAATAAAGCCCAACCATCAAAAGTATTGTTCTTCGTTGCACCGTACCTTATCCTTCCACCATGAGCATTTGACTTCTTCTTATTGTTCCTGCTAAGAGTTATTTGCTGCTTCTTCCTGTCGAAGATTATCCCACTACCTGACTCATGGTATGATATTCTGAAAAAGAAAGGCCAGTTCTGATAGGTGTATAGCAACTTCTCATAAAGAACCTCTTTGGCATCATCCTCATTCTTAGAGGTCATACCTGAAGTCTTACCCTTACCCAAGCCACCAGATGTCTTACATAGGGTTTTATTGCGAACCAAAGAAGTCCAACCGTAACGCCTGTTCTTTCCTACTATCTGCCCACAGCACCAAGGTATTAGAAAACACGCCTCAGCATGAACCTCTAACTCCCATTGGTTTTCATAAAACAAAGGGTATCCATCATTAAGGTCAAAGTCTGCTTGCTTACCCCATTGAAGGAACATATAATAATCCCCCGTTAGATAATACGCCCTGCCCTTTATGTATACCCAAAGCCCATCTTTACGCCTACGCCACTCTTCTTCAATATACTCGTTAAGCCTATCCTGAACATCCTGCGGGTACTGCTTAAACTCTTCCCATGAATCAATAACATCAATCTCTTCAGGTATAGGTATTCTTGCCCACTTCTGTTCTAAAATAGGCTTGTCGCTATTGAGTATGTACTTGTCAGAGGGCTTCTGAGGTAACTGCACCTTCAGCCCTTGAAGATTTATAATCTCTCCATTGACATCACCCTCATACGGTGATATGTTTATGATTTGATTATCCTTGTCGTAGAAAGACATTACATAAATTTTTCGCTCTCCCCTTCAACAATATCTCTCTCTTTATCGTAATCCTTTTGCTCAATCATCTTCTGAAGAGTGTTTATACCTTTTATAAGGTTGGGAAGTTCATTCACAGCATAAGATATAGCCTTCAGTTCATTGAGCCTATCAGACCCCGTAGCATCCTCGTCTATACCTTTTGATATATTGGCAAGGAAAGCATCATACATACTCCTAGAAGCTCTTAATGCGTCTTTAGTAGCACTCTCTGGAATAAAAACATCTTTCCTCGGTCTACCCATCTATCGCAAGTATATTTCTAGTAGAACGCATACGCCACAACTCTTGTCCATCAATAGTCATTGGGTATCTACCCTTCTCTGTAATATACACCTCATCGCCCACATTAACACCAAGCTCCTCATGGGCGAAGTCGTTAGAGTATACTATACGACCCTTTTTGGGTATTTCATCCTCTTTAGTTTGAGGAATGTATATACTGCCTATCTTTTCCAACTTCTCCTCTTTGATAGGCTCTATGAAGATAAAGTCATTGACAGTAATGAACTCACCATCCCTCTCAATTAAATAGACTAAGCAGTTGAAAGACAAATCTTTTGTGTAGTCCAACCTAAATAGCCTTTTATCCCAATCAACTACGGGTCTTTGACTGTTCGTGCCTATGACTAATGAGTGGTGAAAGAATACTCTATCTCCTTCTCTAAAGATGTCTGAAAGTTTAGGTGGTACGGAAGTGAGCTTACCTTCCATGACTCTGTTTTCAAACTTATAGTAAGAGGGGTCAAGGTAGAGTATTTTACCATTTTGTAATTGAATCTCATCCTTAAAGTCTTTCTTTATCTCTACTATTAAACTTCCTGCCGATCTCATATGTCTAGTTCAAATTCTTCAGTTACACTTTGATCTCCCTTGCGATGAACCTTCCATATAAACTCACCTGCATCTAAGTCATCTATCTTCTTGACGTATATAACCCAATAGGGTATACCTTGCTCGTCATGCCTTATAATGCTTGATATAATAACCTTGAAGTATTCTCCTTCTTCGTCCTTGAGGGTGCTTGTGTTTCCAACAACCCATCTGAAACCGTCCTTTATAGCTCCAACGGTTAAGCTGCGTAGAACACGCGATACTTTAGTCAACATTGTAGTTCATTTGATTACCACAAAGTTACTAAAAACAAAAGGTACGCTTATTGGCTATTATG